TTGACATTAAAGCCAACTAAATCTAACTGCACAATTTTATCTGGAACAGTTTTAAGTGATATAAAAACTCAAAGCGCTACATTTGATTTAAGTCAAGAGGGTGAGCAGTATGGAATACTTACTCCAGCAACTGGAACTGGAGATACCATAAAACAAGAAGCAAAAAGAGTTTATGGTGTTCAGCAAGATAATGTGTATGCAGATACCTATGATGTTTATCTTGCTCCTGGCGCTGCTGGTTCTGCTCCAATTCCATACATATACGAAGATATAAAAAAGGGATTAGTTTTAACTGATTTAAAACATACTGTAAGAACATTTAAGGCTGATTTAGTTGATGGCTTAATTCGTATTTCTTACGAAATATACTATGGAGATAACAAAAAATATATTGAGTTTTATGGAAAAACAAACATAGTTGATGGAAATTGGCATCACGTTGTAATAAATCGTCCAAGTCCTTTTACTATAAAAGATGGCGATAACAAATATGGTGGCGATGGATGTATTGAAATTTGGGTTGATGGTCAACTTGACGCAAGAAGTTATGAAATAACAACAAATGACCCAATTCCAACACCAAATGTATTGTTTAATGATTATACAAATCCTGGAATATTAAATTATCCAGCAGCATCTGCATTTAACTTTTCAACATATGTTACTGAACAGGCATGGATGGTTGAAGAAATAGCAAAAACAAACTATATTGGTGGAATTAGAGACTTTATTTTTAGACAATCAATTTCTTTAAGCCCACACTATATTGGATTAAATTATATTTATGCAATTAAGAATGATGAAAAATCAAGAGTTTGCAAGGTAGTAGAAGCGGTGGCAACAGCAAAAATTGTTCAGCCAACTATTTTTGTAAATAAAAAAACAATCTTAAAACTTTACTGGGATACTCTTCTTGATGATAAAGAAAAATGTTTAAATGGATTAGAGTTTGATGATACATACAATGTTTATTCATATAGTGTAACAAAAAAGAACATTGTTTCTCCAACACAAACATTTAATCTAGACTTAAATGATTCAACAAAAACAAGAATATTTTTAACTGATGTAAAAACTGCTGTTGGAAAACATATTTTTATTCCAAAACCAGGAATAATTGTTGATCCTGTAAGTACTCAACTTGGTGTTGTTTCAGGAACACACAAAGATTTTATTGATTATACACATGATATGAATGTAACAAAACAATATTATGGTGATAGATCTGCCAGATTTATAAGCAATCTTCAATATGGTGGAGTTTCCTTAGTTCCTGGAGACAGAGTTCTTTTGTTTAATCAACCAAGAATGGCAGATAATGGTGTTTGGATTTTTAATGGTCCAGATACTAGAATGATAAGACCAGATGAAGTAGTATTAACTGAATACAAAAATGCACTAGTCTATGTTACTGATGGACATTATGCTGGCAAAACATATATTCAAACAAACAATATCACAAATATCAGAACAAGTGCTCAAAATTGGTTAGAAGTTGATAACAACATTTCTCTATCAACATCTGACGTTTATCCAGTACATACCACTGCATGGAGTACTGACATTGGTGAACAAAGATTTATTAATGTTAACACTGATATTGATTTTAACTATGACATTATTGCTTTTATGAATTACCCAACAGAAAACAAGGAAATTATTGATTCAATTAAAACTGAGTCAGATTTAAAAACAAAACAAAGATATAAAGAATTTATAACTAATATTAAAACAGCCATTAATGCGGGCAAAGATATTTATGTATCAAGTCCAATGCTTGCTGTTGATCTTGGAGTTGTTAGTGATTATGTATCTATTGATCAAATGTTAGATACTACTGGAGATGCACAATCTGCAGCAATTAGTCCATTTGAAAATGGTGAGCCAGCATCAAACTATTTTGATACACATAGAAATATTAAATATAACGTTGCTACAACTCTTGCTGGATTAACAAATAAAGAAACATACATAATGTCAGACATTGTTACTTATTCACCAGATAGAGTAGATAGCGATTATCACATTAAATATACTTATCGTCAATTTGGTTTACTAGAAGGCGATGAGTTCATCATCCCAGGCCTCACAACAGTGCCTGAGACCACAAACTCCAACTTGCCAGGATATATTCACAATCAACGTGGAACTGCCCCTATTTATGCTTTTGCACCAAATAAGATTATTTTTGGAACAGTAATAACTAAGTTTTCTAATTTAATTTATAATGGCGATACTGCAGTAAATAATCCATATGATGATTATGCAACTACAATTGCTGCAACTTATGGCGCTGGTAAAATTTTTGTTAACTGTGTTGAAAATGGATATGCCTTTAGTAGATCAGACTATAACACAGCACGTATTCAAAATGTTACTGCTGGTCAAAATTCAGAAACAACATTAACTGCTGCTTGGCAGTATTCAACAAAAAGATTAAATAAAAAGAATCTATATGATTTTTCTGATATATCAAATTCAATTGGACAAACAACACCAACAGATGGTGGTGGTGGTGCTTTTGTTCAAGCACAATCACATTGTTCTAATGGTATTATTAGAAAGAAAACAAATAAGGGTGACCTTAAATATCAGTCAGACCTATACTCAGATTTTACTGAAGAAATCTTTGCAACAACAGAGATTCCAGTAAGAAGTATGACTTGGCTTGGACTACAATGGTTAGCGGGATAGGAGGAAAAAATGTTTGCAAATACAAATGATGTAAAAAATATAACTGGCAAGATAGTTAATAATCAACTTGTTACTAGAGCGCAGTATGTAATTGAAACTTTTGTTGGAAAACTTGAGGCTGATGTTACAAATACAAAAGATATTGAATTACTTAAACGTGCTGTATCTTATCAATGTGCTTATATGAATGATAATGAAGATATTGTTTATGAGCAAATGGCAGTTTCAACAACTGGGCAAAATGATGCATACACCACCTTTAAACCAGGAGATACAAATGCACCTTGGATTGCACCACTTGCTATCATGACTTGTAAAAAATTATCTTTTATTAAATCACGATCAATTGTCACTGGTAAAATGACACGTAATATTTCATACCCAGATTATCCAACTACAGTTGAATGGACTATTGCCTAATGAAATCAATGACAATTCCAAGACATAAATTTTCAGGAGAACTATACAAATTTGTTAGACGACAAGTAGGATCTAATACAGAATTAGAATACTATTTTGCTAAACAAATTAAAGTTACTGCTGGTCTTGATCAAAGTAATAAAATGACAATTCGTGCTGATGAACCTTTAGCAATTGGATTTTTAATTAAAGACATTAAAGATGCAAATGGAAATTTAATACTTTCTGATTCAGTTTGGCAAATATCTACAGTTCAACCAGTGCTGAATGCATTTAATACCATTGATTCATATACAATGAAAGCAGTTAAATATCAAGGAACTCTATAATGAGTATGTTTAGCGCATTTAGTATTGCAGTTTCTGGCATTTCAATTGCTGAAGCAAGATCAGTTGTAAGAGAAGGATTATCAGAAGCATTGGCAACAATGGAAGGCATGATTGGTAACGCTGGCCAGCAAACAGTATATAACGATTATGTTGTTGATGCTTTTCAAGAAAATGCACAGGCTGATATTAATGATGGTTGGTCTGATGTTGATATTGGTGAGTACATGGATTTTATGGGTGAGATTGTTGATGAAGGAAATTCTATTATGGCTGATGCATACGAAGCAGCAGCAGAAATATTGTCAGAAATTGAAGAAGCCGCAGAAGGTGCTGGGGATGATGAGTTTGAAGAGTTCTAGTTTAATTAATCATTAGTGCTTTTAGTTTGGCAAAGTACTCCTTATCTATGGTATACTAGTCATAGGAGGTAACACATGAACAATCACGAATTTCGCACGGTAGTCAAAGAATTAGACAGTGCTACCATAAAGAACAATAAGATTAATCCAGCACATTTTAAGGCTGTTTGTTGGGCTTTATCTATGTATGGAGATTATAAGAGTGGCACAAGGATTAAGCCGTCTTGGTTATCAGTAGCCAGAGATGCTTGTGTTGATCGCAAGACAGCAATGAAGGTTAGAGATTATCTTTTGGCTGCTGGTATTATTTTTCAGGTTTCTAAGACAGAAGCAAACATTTCAGTATATGAGTTTAGTGATGATTATGACTTTCAGTTGTCCATAAAACCAATTCAGTTGTCCATAAAAGAGGATCAGTTGTCCAATATAGATGGACATAATAGTACTATAGATATTACTTATAATAGTAAAAGAGTAATAAATAATAAACCAGGAGAAGTTAAATGGAATCATTCCAACCTTCACCTGGCTTAAAAATCATTTATTGGTGCAGTGAATGTACTGATACACACATGGACATACTCAGTTGTCCAATTTGTAACGGAAAACTACAAGAAATAGGGTGGGTAGAAAAAAATGGGTAAAGCAAGAGGTAGAACTACACAGGGTATTTGTCCATGTGGCAACTTACAGTCAGGCATTGGCAGAAATTCTCATGGAGAAAAGGTTTATAGGCCAATATGTAATACATGCAAAAGAAGAGGAAGAAGAACTAAAAAGGATCATTGTGAAAACTGTGGTTTTATAGCGCTTCATCCAGTTCAGTTAGATGTTGACCACAAAGATGCTGATGGTTCAAACAACTCACCAGAAAATATTTGGACATTATGTGCTAATTGCCATAGACTTAAAACACACGTAAACAAAGATTGGGCAAAAAAATGAAGTTATGTACAAAATGCGAGGTAATTAAAGAATCAAGCGAATTCCACAAGAGATTAATTGCCAAGGACGGATTACAGTCATGGTGCAAGATATGCCTACGTGCTGACAATAAACGTATGGAAGGAAATAGGTATAAAAATGGTCCATCAATCATAAGAGATGCAAAGGTTTGTCAACGGTGCATGAATAAAAAACCAGTAAGTCAATTTCCTAAAAAGGGATCATCTGCAGATGGTTATGCCTCATACTGCAAGCCTTGCTGGGTTATAAAAATTAGAGGTTACCAATTAAAGGGTAAATTGTGATATACTTGTCTTGTGTCTATCTCAGGATAGGTTCACCTCTAGTGATGGCGATGTTTCCTCAAGAAGGTCACCTCACGAAAGTTAAGGTAGAGAGGTTTTTGGAAAAAGGCTCCCACCAGACTACATTCCTCTCTGCCTTATCTTTTTGTAGTAGCATTGCAACGGTGTAGAAACTAGGTAACATGGACGATAATCTAGAGTTTAAAAACATAATCGCAGCCTCAAATTCGCAGGGGACAGGTAAGACAATGAATCTAATCCCTTATGCAAAGAACGTTATATATGAGGATGGATGCTTATCTATGGCTCTGGAGTTTGTTAATGATTACGCTGAGACTGAGGTTGGGATTAAATTAGTGGTTTCAGATGAATTACAAGATATATTTAGCAACATTATATATGGAGAGGTTTGAGGTTTGAAGGTTTATATGGTTAAAACACTAACAGGTTACCAGATGTGCGCCGTAATGTCAAATATTGCCAAACCTTCCTATCTACAAACCTTATTTGGAGGATATTATGGGATATAGCACATTTACAGAAGAACAAATTACAGACTTTATAGAAACAGCCCAGGAAATGGGTATTGGACCTACTCTTAGATATATGGGATATCCTAAGTCTTACCATACTGCCAAGAAATGGTTTGTACAAAGAGGTTTGGAAATGCCCACTATGGATACCCTCGCAAAAATGGCGGGAGATATGAAAGTATTCTACTCTGACAAAGAGAAACTTATAGCAGCACAAGCAGTATTAGATAGATGTGTAGAGAGTCTAATGCAAGATGCTCTGGATAGTGATGGTTTGAACAAACTATCTAATGCAGTTCATAAGGCTATACAAACCATTAATCTTATAGAAGGAAAGTCTACTATTATCCAAGAGCAGAGAAGTAAAGATGGATCTGACTTGGCTATTATAGATTTGCTTAATGAAGCAAAAGCAAGAAATGAGATTATGAAAGACAAAGGTTTGAAAGGTTTGGATAGACAAGGTTTGACAATTGAGGCGTAATATGCGTAGGGGTACCCGATCAAATTTATTTATCTTTTTCTTTTTTTTCGCTGTCGGAGATAAATTTTCACAGTACTTTCAATATCCAAACCATATGCAGGTAGCCAAACCATGAATCCAGAAGTAATAACGGCAATTGGTGTAATAGTTTTAGGCGTAACAGGAGGATTCTTCGGAATGATTAGATATATGATTAAAACCTTAGCAGAACTCAAACCTAATTCTGGCTCAAGCATCAAAGATAAAGTTGATATTAATAGCAAAAGATTAGAAAAAATTGAAGAACGTGTAGATAATATTTATGAGATTTTAGCAAAGAAGGGTTAAATGCTGGCAACTGATATACTCAAAGATGTTCCTGTAGAACTATTGGCAATATCTGAGGGCAGACGAGAACTAACTAAGTATGACCCTATGCTTTTCGCTTTACTTTACCTTCCGCATCACCTTATGAATGCACATGGTGAGATAACCCTATCTGAGTTTCATGTGGATCTTGCTGAGTATGGGAAAAGATGGATAACGCCCCCAAAAAACCCAAAGGAGAATAGAGATGCCTTTATCGCACCTAGAGAATGTGGCAAGTCAACCTGGATCTTCCTTATTCTACCTATGTGGGCTGCTGCTCATGGTCATGTTAAGTTCATTGCCGCCTTTTCCGATGCTGCGTCACAGGCTGAAACTCATCTTATGTCTTTTAAAAACGAACTTGAAACCAACGAATATCTCCAAATGGACTATCCAGCACTATGCAAACCAAAAGTTGTTGCATCCACTGGCAGGTCTCTTGCTAGTAATTCTTGGCGTATTATTCAAAGCAATGATTTTATATTTGATGCTAATGGTATTGACACTAACTCTCTAGGTAAAAAGGTTTTTGGACAACGCCCAGACTTGATTATCCTAGATGATATTGAAAAAGGCGAAAAGAACTATTCTGAATACCAAGCGGGACAACAGAAAAATACAGTATTTGATGATATCGCTCCTATGAACATTTATGCTCGTATGATATTTGTAGGAACTACTACAATGCCTAACTCTGTAATGGATCAGTTTAGAAAATATGCTGAAGAATATGCAGATCCAGAGTTAAACTGGATTAAAGACCAGAACGTTAACGCACACTACTATCCAGCCATTATGCTCAATGATGATGGCTCAGAACGCTCTGTATGGCCTGAGAAGTGGTCTTTAGAGTGGCTTCAGTCACAACGTCATCTTCGTGATTTTGCAAAAAACTACATGAATCGCCCAATTAACACAGATGGTACATTCTGGACAAATCAAGACATTGTTATTGAACCAATTGAAGATTTTGGAAATACAATAATCTCAATTGACCCAGCAGTAACAAAGGGTAAGGTTTCTGACTTTACTGGGATATCAGTATTGTCAAGGGGAGTGGATGAACTAGGTAAAGAAAATATATATGTTCGCCATGCAGAGCAAGTAAAAATGTCTCCATCCGAACTAGCAGAAAGAGTGGCAGCACTCGTAGATAACTACGATGTTGGTGTTCTTTATGTTGAAGTAAACCAAGGTGGAGATCTATGGAAGGATGTGTTTAAAAACATTCCAGCCAGATATAGATCAAAGAATCAAAGCCTATCTAAACAAATCCGTGCAGGTAAGGCTTTGAACTTTTATCAGCAAGGAAAAGTAAGACATACTGAACATTTTCCAGTATTGGAAGAACAGATGTATTCTTTTCCAAAATTAAGCCATGAAGACGTATTAGACTCAGTTGTATCTGGTATCTTGTACTTCTTGGATAATAAAGCAGTAAAACTAGAAACAAGACAAGTAAATTATTTAAGGAGACAACATGTCTGATATTAAAATTGCCCTAGAGGGCATACTAGATCGTAGAGATCATTACCTGACTGCAGAATCTTATTACAATGCAGTTCAAGGAGAAATCTTTACAACACAAACCTGGCTAAAGTTGTTTAGACAAAACAATAAGCATTTTAGGTTTAACTTTGCTAAGACAGTTATTGATGCAGTAAGTCATAGACTTGAAATTGCTAATATTTTTGGAATGAATGAGCAAGAAAGCGCAATCATTAATGAAATTTGGGAAAAGAATGATCTTAAGTTAGATGCAAACGAAATTCATCGTAATGCTCTAGTTTATGGAGATACCTATGGTATTGTCTGGACTGACTTAGCGGGAGAAGTTACAGTTGATTACAACTCTCCACTTACAACAATAATCATTTACGATGATGAAAACCCAAGAATTAAGCGTTTTGCTGCTAAGTTGTGGCAAACCACTGATTCAGAGGGCAAAAACATGACAAAGATGAACATGTATTATCCAGATCGCATTGAAAAATATGCAACCTTTGGTGATATTGAAAATGTTGCATCAGTAACTGGTTTTACTCTTATTGAGACAATTGAAAACCCATGGAATCAAATTCCAGTGTTTCACTTTAGAACAACAAAGCAATATGGTCGCCCAGAGCATTTAGATGCTTACGGCCCACAGGATGCAATTAATAAGTTAATGGCTACACATATGACTACTGTTGATTATCAGGGTGCGCCACAGCGTTATGCTCTTTCAACTGGCGGTAATGGTGCAGAATATGAAGACTTTAATGAGACAGATACTGTTGATGAAAATCTAGGTCGTCTTAAGAATGGTCCTGGTGAACTTTGGTACCTTAATGGCGTTTCAAAGGTTGGAGAATTTCCACCAGCAGATCACAAGGTATTTACAGAGCCAGTGAGAGAATTTGTTCGTTCAATGGCATCTATTACAAGTACTCCACTTCACTATTTTGAAAAAACATCTATTCCAAGTGGTGAAGCATTGCGTACTGCAGAAGCACCTCTCATTAAAAAGATTCAAGATCGCCAAGTTGCATTTGGTAATGCTTGGAGAGATATGTTTTCATTTATTCTGTTAGTTCAGGGTATTGATTCTGGAGCATACGTTGTATGGAAGCCAGCAGAATCTCTAGCAAGTCTAGATGCCTGGGAAGTTGCAGTTAAAAAGCGTGTAGTTGGAGTTACTCTTGAACAGGTTCTTGTTGAAATGGGATATGACACAGAACTTGCTGCAAAAATGGCAGCAGAAGAGTCATCTTTAACAGATTTATCACAAAACACAAATACAAACAATGTACTACTAGAACAAGGGGTTAGAAATGGAACAGCAGACACAACAACCATCTGAAAATCAGACGGTACAAGAAGAAGTAAAGATTGAAGATCCAGCAGCAGTCCTTAGTGCACTAGAACGTGCTAAGGCTGAGGCTAAGAAATTCAGAGAAGAAAAAGAGAAATTGGAAGTAGATCTGGAAAATACAAACCAGATTGCTGCTAAGTTTTCTGCAAGATTGCTTGAAGAAAAGGTTAAGACAAAACTTGAGTCTAATGGACTTAAAGATCCTAGTCGCTTTTTAAGGTTTGTTGATTTTACTCAACTATCTCTGGATGAAAGCAATGAGATTATTGGTTTTGAGGACCAATTTGCATCATTAAAACAAGATTTGCCTGAAATCTTTGATGCCAAACTACGTGTTGGTGGCTTAGGAGATACTGCAGCAGCAACTAGTGTAAATACTAGAATATCTGCAACAGAACTTCAAGCCCGTAAGATTTTAGGTAAAATTTAATTAAATAAATGGTACAATAGACTTATAATAAGGCAACGGACGTTCCTTATATTTTATAGGTAAATTGGACGATTTTCCTAATCAGATTAAAACTATATTTATCAAGGAGATAAAAAATGACAATTAGTCGTGTTGATTTAACAGAGGCTAACGG